GAACAAGATATCGCGTTGATTCCTTGGACTTCGGCGTTTAAGAATGGAGCTCCTGCGGGGGTTAAAACTTTCAATATGGTTGCTGATTTTGATTTTGACGACCAAACTAATTTGACGTTTGTTGGTTATAATCCAAAGACGTCTGATCTTGAAGTTGTTGGTGTAACTGAGTTCTCGGTGAAGGGTAGTAGAGTTTATCATAATGTTTCGACTTCGAATGGAAGTTGTGGCTCAGCTCTATTTGCTTCGACTGGTGATATGATTTTGATTGTTGGGACACATGCTGGTACTAAAGGTGGCGGTCCCTTACCCAATTACTGTTATAGATATTTAAAAGCTTAGAGGCCACCCCAGGCCGTGATGATATAGGGGATGATATTTTGAGTACTACGCCATGGGATTTTATTTCTCCCATTGCGCCAGTTTATGACCATCTAGTCACATTAGGTCGGTGCTCAATTATATCTCCTCTGCCAGAGCAGAGGGATAATCGTTATCGTTATGATGATGTGTTATTCCGATGTTTACCCGATGTTTTAATGACTAGGGCGAAAGCTTTGTGTGGGGAATGGTATCGAGTTATTGGTACTGTTTCTTCTGTTGACTTGTCTATTCGTAAGATGGACAAGCGTCCCACGCGCGCGTATAAGCATCATCCTTATTGGATTGAGGCTAAAAAGCGTGTTTGGGAAAAATATTTTAATTTGTTTATTGCTAATTCTAGTCCTTTAACTACTGAAGAGATTGTGGCCACTATGGACCGCACTACTTCGGCTGGAGTGCCTTGGGCCTTTTATGGGTTTAAGAAGAAAGGGAATGTTATGGATAGTGAGTATGGAATGCATATTGTAGAATTTAAATCTGTTGGAACACCAGTAGTTTGGAAGATTTCTCCCAAAACGGAGTGGTATCCTTCTAGTAAATTGGATGAAAATAAGGTTCGTACTTTTATAATTCCACCGTTTCATTTTTTGTGGTATCAAAAAAAGATATATGGTCGGCAAAATGAGTCAATGAAAATGTTTGGTTTTTCCGCTTATGGATTCAACCCTTATCAGGGTGGAGTTGATAGGATGGCGGTTAAACTTTTAGTTAATAAGTATTTTTTATATTATGATGTTGTGGGATGGGATCGTTTATTACCTGTTCTACGTACTGTTTATAAAATGCGAAACCAGTTTGTTGGTGATTCGCCTGATGTTAAATGGGTTACTGATAATGTTATTAAGTCAACTTTATTAACCCCAATGGGTGTTTTGTTTATGAAATGGTGGGGAAATAATTCGGGTAGTGGGAGTACCACTAACGATAATATTTTAGGTCATGAGTTTATTTTTGCTTTTACTTTGTTTTGTATTTATGATGGGGATGAAGAGATGGTGGATCGAGTTGTCGCCAATTTGTATGGTGATGACAATATGTCGTCTTTACCTGATGTTCCAGATAATATTGAAGAAGTTGTTCGAGAGTGTTATAGGTGTTTTGGATTAGAGCTTGACCCTTTTTACTGTTCTACCTCGTTAGAGGGGTGTGAGTTTTTGGGTTTTAAGTTTACATGCCACGAAGGAACGTGGATACCAAAATATGATACCTCAAAGTTAATGTCCTCTTTTTGTCATGATTATGAGAAGTCAAATGTTTCTGCTGTTATCTCAAAGGCGTACACGATTTGTGTTATGTGTGCTGGAGATTTTGAGAGCGGGGCGTTTGAAATTATGCAAGATATACTCCAGCATTATTTTGATGCTGGTTTTAGAAAATATAAAGGAAATACTGTTTTTCGTAGCTATATGGAAGCGGGCGTGCCTACTAGAGCTGCATGCCTGTCTTTTTATAAAGGATTTGAATCTTCTATTCGTTCTGAACTGGTGGTGGTAGGAATAAATAATGATAATTTTGAATATAATGTCGAAAGCATTAATCAAACGAGAGAAGAAGCTTATCAAGCTACAGAAGAAGATGGGGAGGATGGGGCCTACCAATGGCCCTCCCTCTGCTAAAACTTTAAGAAATCGTCGCAAGAGGCACAATCGTGCCATGCGGCGTCGGGGGCAGAATGCATCTCCAGGTCAGCGT